TAACTTTAGATGAAATGCTTGATATAGACTTCAATGCTGAAGTAGTATTTGCTGGCAATATACTTGTCGCCGCGGCCAAGGCATCTTTAGCCTTATTGATTTCACCGAGTTTATCTTTGATTGTTGATGCTGCTATTCCCAGTCCAGCATCTAGTATTCCACCGATATCGGCAGGAATAATTCCATTTTTAACTAGTCCAGAAATGACTCCGTTTATGTTTTTACCAGATAGAACATCAGCCAGATCTTTAGCAGTCTCTATTAGAGCCTTGGTACTGATTTCTGTTGTTGGTGCTCTTACGCCGGATTTTAGTAGTGGCTTATCGCTATTAGTTTCTTTTGGTTTTTCAGCAACCGCGTTATATCCAATATCATACCAATACTTAGAGTTGACGCCATCCGAATTCGATTTGATAACACCTTGGGCAAAACTAATAGCATCATCTAATTTTCCACAAAGCGCAACGGAAAGTAAGCCTGCTACAGTTTCCTTAGAAGTGTTTTCATTCACAATCTTCGCATTGCTTAAATCTACGTATGCCTTCTTTAAATAATAATATGCTGCTTTATCTTGCATTTCTTCCGACGTAACGAAAGAAATCATGCTTCTTACGGCAGCCTCATGATTTAGAGGAATAGGATTGTATAAGAAGAAATACTGGATATTATTGCCGGCTTCTCTCTTGTAAGGTGCGAAGTCATATTCACCCGCCCTATCTTGAACTGCCTCTGCGTATGACTTAACTCTTTCAGCGGCACCAGGACGATTGCCATTGATCTGAATGCAATCTTCTGCCCATTCTTGTATTTCTGGTTTTAGAAAATCAATATCAATAAGTTGTGATATCGTCATTCTATATGCGCCGTATTCACCGCGATTGTGAACCTTACGCCATATGTTTCTCTTACCGCCGACAACATATTTTCTAGAAATTGCTTGCTGACAGGCTGTAAGAACTTTTACACAGTCTTCTTTTGTTAATTTGCCGGGCGAACCGATATCTGGTAATTTTGCGGCAGTAGTTTGATATCCAGAACTTGCCTTAGAAGTTTCAATCGTAGTAGGAACAGCTTTTAATACTTCGGTTGCCGCTTTAGAAACATTGGGAGAAACATCTGCAATCTTTAATGCACCGCTTATTACACCAGAAATATTTCCATTTGATGCCGCATTAAGAATACTTAACCCATTTGATAATAATTTGGCAGTAGGCTTATCGATAACTCCACTCTTGCTAAGAGTTGACAGTAACTTATTTGCATTAGAAACTGTATTTCCAGGTAGAGATGATGCGGAGACATTAATCTGTTTGGTTAAACTATTTGCTCCGGTTTTTGTTAGCAAGCCTACTGCCGCCAATCCACTAGTTACCGCAGATAAACTTGGAGTTTTTCCTTGCTCGATTGTGTTTGCTAGAGACAAACCAGACTTAACTGCTTTGGCTTGATCTCGCGACAAAACGCCAGCCGAAGACAGTGCATTTACTGTTGATGATAAATCAGGAAGTTTACCAGTTTTGACAGCCTTGACTGCCGATGTAATTAGACTGGTTGCTTGTAGTAATGACATATAATAATCCTATCCAGGTAATCGACCGGTATCAAATAGAACAGCTTCGGCGGCCCTGCGCCTCACTAGACCGGTGAGAACACCCATTCCTTTACCAGTTCTAGTTCCGCGAGTTTTAATTATTTCGGCCGCAGCTTTAATATCTCCGCTCATTATAGCACCCTCAAGACCTTTTTTCATAAGACTTCTAAGTCCACCCGGACCACAGTTATATGTGTAGGATATCATTACCGCCTTTTGATTATCATTCATCTTGTCCCATGTGGGCCCAGATGCTGCCTTTGCCTTGGCCGCAAATTTCTGTAGATCAAATTCGAGAAGTTTTAGTGATTGTGCTCTGGTAATTCTAGTTCCTGCGCCGTTGGCAGATGCCAATTTAATTTTTGTGCCATCTCCAATATTAACATAACCAGTTTTTGCTTCTGGTGCATAGATCACGTGGCCTGCACCAATAGTTATTTCACCGTCGCCGATGTTTCTTGCCGGATCACAAATTCCTTCGAAGTAAGCAATAAATTTAGCAGCAACCTCCATGAACGGACCAGATGCGATACCGCCATTACCAGTATTACCAGTATCTCCAGCGGCATCACTTGCAGAATTGCCGCCTGCAGGTATACAATCGTCACCGTCAAGTCCGCCAGGTACCGCACCGACTGTGCCAAAAAACATCGGGTGTTGTCCGTCTGAACCATCGGCAAAGAAACCTACCACCCAAGTTCCGGTGACTACGCCGTTTGCCGAACCGCCCACTCCAGATATTGAAGGATTATTTGCAGGCATAATAGGAACAGCCCACGGCAAATCTTCGGTAGGAAGTATTTCTTTGCTATCTATGTGGTAACCCATAATACGGACACGACATCTGCCCATACGTAAAGGGTCGTCGCGATCTTCGACCACGCCGAACCACCAGTAAAACTGACCAACATTATTAGTTGTTCTATTATCCATCATAGTATAAGTAACTCCATTAGTCTATTTAGTTGGTTTGGTTGGAACAGGAGTAGCTTTTGGGGTAGTAGTCGGTGAAGCTGGTGAAGAAGGAGGATTAGTTGTTGGTGGCGGCGCCGCGGGTGCTGGAGATGCTTCTTCGGCTACAAGTTCTTTCAAATAAGAATCCTTAGCAATTTCGCAAATCATATTATGTCTCAATTTTGTAATTTGATGATGTATCGCAGTTATCATATAATATCCACTTATCCATATATCTTTAACACTGTCCTCATCCGTTTCACCATTTCTACCAGACCCCACGGAAGGATAATCAAAATCTACGATTGTACCAACTTCCATGTCTGTTCTACCTGGAATACTAATTTTCATTTTCATAGTAGAAATGTCAGAAAACAGACTGTTTCTTTGCTGAACATATTTTTCAGGATGAAGATTCATCAATTCTGGGTCTGCACTATCTAGAACACCGGGATGTATAGACTCAATAAAAACTTTACTGTCGGATGAGCGCATAACAGTGGCAGGAAAAATTGAATTATATTTCTTGCTTTCATCCAGAACCAGACCCGCTTGACCGGGCGCAGATTTATAACTACCCAAATGAGGATATTTCTGAAACTCAAACCCGTGATCGTATGACGTTGCCGCATATTCTTTCTTGACTACATCTAATGTGAAAAGAGAGCTTGCGAAATGCCCCAAGTCTTGACCTTTAAGAACGTCAACGTTTGATAAAAACTCTAGATTTTCAACGTGAGAATACGCCAAACGAATTGCATTTTCTCCTAGTTGTTCATCCTCATATTTCTTACGATACTTCAACTTCGACATAATAAAACCAACTGACATCTGTGATCTAATTAGATCGTTTATAGAACACATGTAAAAACCTTTGGTCGTCTCATAAAATAGAAACGTCGGAGCATCGGTAACATTTGTTCCTAATGCTCGTTTTGATAGATAACCCATTATTTGAAAAGGTGTCCACATAGGAGGCAATAATGAAACCTTAGAAGTGTGTGGAGTATCGCCGATGGTAAATTCAGATTTAGGTGCAGTTGCTCCCGTGTTTTTATCGTTTAAGTATCTAGGAATATTCTTAAACGTATCATCAAAAACTTTTGCTGCTATTTCATCTGTTGTGCCTTCATACTTCTGACACAAATATGTGACATTATCTACCATACCTTCTAGCGAAATAAAGTGCAGGGAATACAATTGCTCTTTGTCTTCGTTCGACAAAAATCTATTCTTGATGGCATATACGGCAAATGATTTTTGTATTTTATTTGTTGGGTCGTAGGGCGCTTGAGCTAACTGAGGAGTAGAAATGTCCAGAGTTAATATTTCATCGCCGATTAGAGGAACTTTTTCTATCAGGTTTTGTGTGTCACGAATAATGACATTTCCATGTAAGCAGGGAGAGAACATGTCTTCATAGATATTGATTTCAACCACAAAATTTCTAATATCAATAATGCCACCGTTAGTAACTAACATTATCTCATTGAAGAGAACATCGCCGGCTTTTTGTAGAATTGCAGGATTCAGTTCGGCAAAAGCCGACTCATCGAAGTCTACTTCATTTGAAAAAAGATCTCCATCACCTTCATAATCAGGATTAGTCACGCCGTCTGCCATTATATTACCTCGAAATCAATGTTTGGAATTTAGTTACGAATGAGTTAAGATACTTAGGTTCTAAAATCTGGACTTCTCTCTTAGCATCATTCAGTATTTCTTCATATTCGATGTTCGTGATTGCAATTTTATTTTCCGCATAGCTAGATTGTACCGTGATGCCGTCATCGCTTTCATAGTGATGAACATCGTATAATTCTTCTAGACCGCCATATTTTAGTTTACAATATTCCACCAAATCTGTAGTAGACTTCGGCCATTCTTCTCTAATGTCAACGATATTATTTAAAATCATAATAACCCAGTGATATGTGGGTGAACCATAATATAAATCGCTGACTTGCTCTATCGTATATCCTTCAGGAATAGTTACCGTCTCTAGTTCCGAATAATGCGTAGAAAACGTATTTGTATAAACTCGTCTGAAAATATCCGTCACATACTTATATTCATTTCCAATTTTAAGTATATCCGATGGAAAATTGCTAAAATATGACATAATTAATATCCCAGTTTTGAACGTTTGTTTGTAAGTGTTTCAAGTTCGGTAAATTCAAGTCTAACAGTAGCTTCTGTTGGCATACCGTTAGTATTCTGAAAAGTGGTGAACCCATCTCCGCCATAATCAATATTCATTCCCGTTAAAGCACAATTAGATATTCTTCTGACCCAGGTGTTTTCTAACCCGGAGTTGTGGTAGATTACAATCAAAAACTCGGAAGGATAAATCAAAAATACGCCAGCGTTGCTGGGTTCGGGGTGCATATGTTGAACAAACGTCTCAATAATACCACCTTTGCCAAAAATTGTAGTGCCCTCTTGTTCTGTTCTAGGTGCAAATTTATATTCAAAACCAAATTTTCTGAAGCCCATATTTTTAAACAACTGCTCTTTATACGGGTTCTCTACTGTTTTTGAGGTAGCTTCCTTTAAGTTTGTGACCTGATTACCGCCAATTGCACCAGCAAGACTTGCTAGTTTTCTGGCTGCTAATGCACCAACATCGGTACCGACATCTCCTAGTGAGGCTTCTCCACTAAAGTTGCCCGTTGCCGCGGCGCCGACAAAACCTCCTATATCAGCAACATCATAGTTTGCTGAATAGCCATAGCTAAGTTTGTCTTGAATGCCCAAAACGATTGATCTGGATCCCATAATCAATCTTCTTGCGCCTATACCATTAAGAGCCGCACCGGCTGCAGCCCCGGCAGCTATACCCAGTGCTGCCACAGTGCCTGCTGTTCCAGCCGCACCAGATTTAAAGAAGTTTGATAACCCACCTTTAGCGCCCATAATACTCTTCAATCCTGCAAGACCGGCAGTACCTAATGTTTCGGCAGCAAGTTTTCCACCTAGTGCAGCACCAGCGGCTGTTGCATGTTCTGCATCGACTCTTTGTTGGCCTGAAGTTTCAAAAATAGTACCTCTACTACCAAGTGCTTTTGCCGCATTGGTACCTTCTCTAACAAGAGGATAAAAAGCTATCCAGTGAGTATGTTCGTTTTCCTTCCCCAAGGCTGGGTTTAAACTTTCTGGATACGTAAATGTCTTAGACGCTTTGTTTGCTTTATCAAACGGGTTGACCATACCCGAAGTGTCTCTATTAAATCTTCCTCCAGGAGAAGGAGAAGAAGAGGACTGCGTTGGACTTGCCGGCGCTCTTGTTTGTTCTGCCATTTCTAATAAATATCCTATTGAGCTTGGTTTGGACTATTTATATGACATACACAAAGGAGACTATGAAAGGTCTCTACAAAATACGAAATCCTAAGAAGTATATTGGTGATCCTGGTAGAATTATATATCGTTCTAGCTGGGAGCTAAAGTTTATGAAATGGTGCGATAGTAATCCAAGTGTATTAGAATGGGGGTCAGAAGAACTGGCTATTCCTTATATTTCACCCAAAGATAATAGAGTTCATCGATACTTTGTAGATTTTTATATGAAAGTCCAAGAGAGTAGCGGTAAAGTAAAAAAATACTTAATTGAAATAAAGCCTGCTAAATTTGTTCAGCAGCCGAAAATTCCTGCGAGAAAGACCAAACAATTTCTAAATGAAGTTATGACTTGGGGTGTAAATCAAGCCAAGTGGAAGTATGCAACTGAATTCTGCGAAGATAATGGTTGGGAATTTATGATATTAACTGAGAAAGAACTTGGAATTAAAGCATAAATATACACTAAGGAGATTTATACCATGGCTAAAGCAACCGGAAACACAAAGGCAGTATTTGCACCTCGCCGCAAGGGAGTCAAACTAAGCACGATGAACAAGCATAAGCGCCGCAATTTTAAAAAGTATAGAGGTCAGGGCCGTTAATGGCATCAAATAACGCCTTTCAGAAACTTCGTGCGCAAGTAGGAGATGGACAGAAGTCCATTGACTGGTATATGCGCAACGTTAAGAGCCTCGTGGGCGCAAGAGTTTCTGGAAACACAGTGATGCAATCTGATATCGGCAGTCTTACCAGTAAGGTAGAGATTGGTGCGATGTATATGTATTTCTATGACCCGAAGTTTAAAAACGAACTACCGTTTTACGATACTTTTCCTTTAGTATTACCGTTCGGTCCAGCTAAAGGCGGTTTCTATGGCATTAACGTTCACTATTTGCCTTACCTGTTAAGAGCAAAAGTTTTGGGTGAATTGATGAACTTTGCGGATTCCAAGACGCTTACACCAACCAGCAAAATGCGCTTGTCATATAATCTTTTAAATAGTCTACAAACAGCAGCCGAAATTAAACCTTGCATCAAACATTATTTGACTACACATGTGAGATCGCAATTTATGAAAATTAATCCTGTTGATTGGAAAGCAGCGATATTCTTACCAGTTGAAGCGTTTGTTGGTGCAACTAAAGAATCAGTTTTCAGAGACACTAGGAGCAAAATTTAATGCAACAAGCACATAATAGCTTGGCAAATTTCCGCGCGGAGACGAGAAAAAGAGATTTTGCTCGTTCGCATAGATTTGAGGTACAAATAATTCCGCCAGCGGATCTGAAAGGCGACGATGGTAAAAGAGTGCCCGGTGGACAAAAAATGGCCACACACATAACATCTGCAGGTCGTTCAGCCAATCATCTATCCCTCTTTGTCGAAGATGCTATGATTCCAGGAATACTTCTCGGAACAAGACCAGTTAGAATCAACAATTTAAATGAACAACGGGCCAGTGCAATTGATTTTGGTGGAGACTCAA